AAGGAACTCACTGTCACGGTAGTTTACAGTTACAGAAGGCTTGTGTTGGCAATAATGTTCTTGATATGTCTTCCAAAGATCCAAGTGATCAAGTGCACGGAGATCTTCAGTAGTTACTGTGCCACGTGGAGCCTTCATTGCAAATGTAAAGACCGCAGTATTATTTGGATTGATTACATCGTCCTCGCAAGGAACTCCTTGATCTTTCATGAGTTGATAGATTGGATCTTTCTTGTCAATACGAACTCTGCGATAATAATAATCTGCGTATCTTGGGTGAAGACCTGATGCAGAATCTACCAAGCATGAAGTAGTTCCCTCTGGCTTGACGCATGTAATCGACTTGCTTGGATTGATTCCCAACTTCTCTGCCCATTGCAGATTGGTTGCAGTAGCATGATCACGAAGGCTTTCAAGCAAACGAATGAGTTTTGGCTTGCCCTCAAGACCACTGGTTAACTTGTTGTCGTAAATACCAGTCATGCTGACACCAAGCAGTCTTTCATCCTCACAATTCTTCTTCCACTCTGGACGAAGATATGGAAATTTAGTAAATGTAGATTGAACAGTACCAATGATCGTGGCCATTTCAATTTTTTTCTTCAAAGTTGCTGCTGTGTCATCGGGACGAACAACAACAGTTGAAAGATTGCAGAACTCAAATGGCTTCAGAATGATCTCCGAGCATGGATTGGTTCCGTACTCGCAATCAAGATCACGGCCCCATTTGGCTGCTTGCTCTTGGAGAGCCTTGCGATTGATCATTCCTCGCTCACCACTATGGCTGTTGTATAGAGAAGTCCACTCCTCAAGGAATTGACCCATGGGTGGGCGACCACGATACACAGCGGAGTTGTTTGCATAGGAACGGAAGCCTGCTTGCTCCCACCATGCACCACTCTTGCATAGAGCCATCTCACGATCAGAAAGATCGCTGAGTGAAATCATAGCAGAACGACGAACACCACCTACAATAACAGCGTTTGCAATGGCACAGCAAATATCGTGGCACTCAAGAGCAGTCAGTTTACGACCCTGTGCACTATAGAAAACCTTTACGATTAACTTAAAGAGATTATCAAGAGGAGCAGGCCCACTAGCGCGACCCCCAAAAGTCTTAAGTCTAGCTCCAGCGGGTCTGATCCCTGAAACATCCCATTTAACGTGATGACCCGAATACAGATGTCGTAGAATTTCCTTAAGAGCGTTTCCCCAACCTTCTTTAGAGTCTTCAACTTTGACAACAACATTAAAATCCTTTTCTATCTTATTAGCGACAGTTGGAAGTTTATCAGTGTATTGTCGCTCAACACTATAACCAACACCTGTTCCGTTCATTAGAATTACAAACAGTTCTGCAAATGATTCAACAGAATCGATTGGCAAATATGAGCAGTTGTAAAGACAAGTGTTGTCATGATCAAGCGCAGGACCAGCAGTCATTAGACTTCGCATGGATGGAAGAACATCAAGATTTAAAATTGCCTTCTTGATGTCTGGTCGTTCTGCCAATGCAGGAACTTTGTCCGTGAAATAATTCCACCATCTATCGACACATTCATCCCACGTCTCTCTACGATTTTCTGATGGGAGCCATCGTGAGTAGCGCGAGATGAAAATAAACGATTGAAATGGTGATAAAATTTCTGCCATAATGGGCCTTTCTTTATTGGTGTCTTTATTTAGTTGTTAGAGTTTGCCACGAAACTGGGAAAAGTGGAGCAATTATTTTGTCAATTGCTTTTGCATATTCTTGAATTTCCCATTGTGCGTGAGCATCAATTCTTAAATTATAAATACGGGCAAATGCGTACATTGAACCTGTCCAAACAAATTCCGTATATGTGCCCTGCGGCAATATGGAACGGGCTTGTTCTGGTGCAACTCCATCTGCAAGAAGATCATTGTAAAGTTTTAAACATTCATTTGCAACAGATTCATATTCCTGTCGCATACGAATACAGAGATCCATATCTTCAATTCTTCCGCTGCTTCCTTGCTTTGCACCATTGGTAGGCGCAGATCTCCAAAGAGGAATATAAATTTCTGGCGCAAATGTCACATATCGACGGCTGACTTCATTCATGGTCAGACCAATCTGATGCTTACCTAGTTGGGCACGAACAAAGATTGGACATTTCACTCGCACAGAAATAGTGGCATGGCAAAATGGAGTGAAATGATTATGCTTTGCAAGATACTTGATTAGTTTGGCATCTTTTTCAGGAAGAGATTGGGATGGAACATGACTGTCAGCATACTCCCAAGAACTCTCCTTATTGAAGGAGACTCTTGCAGCATTCACGATGCTAAGATCAGAACCCATCCAATCAATCAACTGAACATGTCCTGCATCAAGAACTTTTATGTCAGTCGGACGCACGCTTTGAGTTGTCTGTGTCATCTTCATCCTCGTCATTATCAACAAGTTCAACACTCACACCGGGAATCTTGGTAAAGTCTGCGGCATATTCCCGAGCCTTGGCCCAAAGTTTGGGATCCATCTCCTTGACATATTCACCAAACCTTTGAACAAAGGTTAGATAGGCTTCACTAGCCTTAAGAATTTCTTCTTCGGTCATATCGTCATTATCTTCTTTCATTTAAACCTTCTTCCAGTAAGTATACTTTATTTTTGCGACAAGTCCAGAATAAACGCTGTTGATTATCAGTTTCATGGTGGTGTTCACGCCATAGGCCAATACCATGTCGTTTATGTCCTTCTTGTCTATTTCTGATGGCCAGATTACTACATTTCGTCCAGCCTCTATGTACTTTCCTATCAAAGCAACAATTTCTAAATTTCTGGGTTCATTGTCAAAGATGAACACGACCTTTGACTTCTTCAATTTATCAGGCATTTCGGATAACCAACCAGCGCCCTGCATTGCGACTCCATTTGGAATGAACATTGAGTCGATTGGGCCTTCAGTGACATACACGGTGTCCCGTGGCTCTATCTTATCTAGGTTGTACCACAGGCGTTCTTCGCCTTCACGTTTCAGAGTGATATAACGAATCGCTTGGCCAGTTGGGTCAAGAGAGCGGCCTTGAACTCCGATAAGCTCCCCAGAATCATTATAGAATGGTATGATGAGTCTGTCTTCCTTGGTCCCATCCCGATCAAAGGATCGCATGACTTTTGCAAAGTCAGTGCAATAATAAAAGTTGCAATACTTTTCCTTGGGGATTTCACGGGACTTAACATATTTTATCGCCTTGTGGTCAGCATTGAGTAAGTCAAGTCTTGTTCCGAGATCAGTAAACACTGGTTGGCGGGCAATTTCCTGTTTCGGTTCAGTTTCTCTCGGATGCGAATCTTTAAATTTTTCAAATGCATATTCTTTTGCGAGCGTTGGGCTAATAGTTTCAAGTACAGAATATACATTACAAGAAAAACCGCAATTGTGGCATTTGTAAACATAATGGCCTTTGTGCTCAAAGAAGTATCCCCTTGTCTTGGACTTATTCTTCTGTGAGTCGCCACACTTGAAACACCTGCATGTGGCTAGCGTATCTTTCTTCCACTTGAACTTCTCAAGTGAACCAGATACCAAATTGACAAACTTCTTATCAATATATAGCGTCATTTGGCTTCTTCAAAAGTCCAGTTGATGGCCTTGTTTTTCTTCTTTCCAAATTTTGGATTGAAACCTTGTCCATCTGCACCTGAACCAAAACCTTCTTCGTCGGTTTGATTTGAATTCACCAAATTTGAATTTGTATTGTCTACATCATAGAACTTCATTTTTGACTTGTTGACACCAACCAAGAACTTTCTATTCTTGGTTGTATCATTTCCACGATTCTTCAACTGCTTGACCATGAGTTGACCTGCCTCTGCCAATTCCTCATTCTCAATAAGAGCAAAGAAGAAGTCCGCAGTCTGTGGAAGACCAAAACTTTCTGAGGTATCGGTCATCTCCATATCGCTGCTCTTGGCACCTTCACGATTGACCTGTGTTGCAGTCCACAGCGGAATATTGAATTGCTTGGCCATACCACGCAGTTCTTCTGCAATACCTTTGACATAGGTGTAACTGTTCATTCCGTTTCCAAGTTTGAACCTGGCGCATGAGCAGATGTTCAAATAGTCAACAAAGATTACATCGGGCGTAAACTTCTTCTTGATCTTCAATTCTTCAATAAGATTTCGAAAGTGAGTCACATTTGCTGCAGCAGTTGGATACTCCTTGATGATGAGTTTGCCTTTGCAGGTCTTCTTCAAGTTATCAACCTTGGCTTCATACTGATCTTGGGCCATTTGCTCAAGAATGTGCATGTCGCTGTCCAACAGGTTGGCATCGATGCGCTTTGCAATCTCTTCTTCTGCCATCTCCAAAGTGATGTATAGCACATTTAGATTCTGAGATAGGCATGCTGCTGCATGATGGCACAAGAAAGCACTCTTTCCTACGCCGGATGCTGCCATGACTACATTAAGAGTTTTCTTGCGAGTTCCACCACGGGTGATCTTGTTGAACATCTCAAGATCAAATGGCACCTTTTCTTCTACTCTGTGATAATACTCATATCGCTCATCAACATCTTCCAAAAAGTCATGGCCAACTCTAGTATCAAAAGATACAGAAAGAGCCTTTGACATGATTTCAGGAATAGCATTCTGAGTTCTTTCCTTGTCCTTGCCTTCAATAATCCCAATGGATGCCATGATGCCATTGTATATTGCCTTTTCCTTGCAGAACTTTTCTGTTTGCTCAACCAGCCATGCTGTGTCTGACTTCTCACCCTCTTTATACATCTCATCCGTGATCGACGTACATTTCTTGAATTCAACTTCACTCAAAGACTTTTCATCTCCGAGTGAAATTAGAACAGCATCCTTTGTTGGTATGTTGTTATACTTGAGAATGAACTTGCCAACAATCCCGAAGATTATCTTTTCGGACTTGTCGTGAAAATATTCCTCTTGTAGGAATGGGACAACTTTGCGAGCATAGTCCTCATTGAGGACCAAGTTCTTTAGAATTACTGATTCCATGTTTTAATTATACTCTTGGTATGGGAAATGTCCACCATTAATCTTGGTGAACATCGTCCTCAAGATCAACGGGTTCCTGTTCGATTCCCTCTTCGACAATCTGTGTAAAAATTTGACCAACCACATTCGTAAAATCCTCTTGTTGTTGATCAAATTTATCTGGTGCCTTCAATACATCGATTTCCATGGTGACACTTATTTCCTCGTTTGCTGTTTCTTTCAATGAAATTTTTCCATACCGATATACGATGTCCTTGTACTTTCCTTCCAATATCTGAATGGGACAATTTGCCCCCACATCTGAAGATGCTTCAGGAACATACTTGAACTTAGGTGTTTTGTCCATACTTGAAATCCTTTTGAATCTCTGCGTCCAACTTATCTAGGATATCTTTTGTATAGTATTTCTCAGGCTCGTCATCGATGTTTTTCTCAAACACTTTGCTTCCATCTGGGAGTTCAATTCGTGTAGATACCTTCTTGAAGATACCATACTTGATGGCAAGATCAGTAAGCCCATAATATCTGCTAAGACCAGAAGTGTAATTGAGACGAGTCTCCACATTCATGTTCTCCTTAACAAATCTGTTCTTGTAATTTGTGCATTTGATGAAGATTCCTACAACACCTTCATCAGTCTTGTCCTTACTCTTGGAGAGAGTGAGAATGTTGCTTGCAGCATACTTCAAGCCAATTCCACCACCAAGTTCCTTGGTTGGAACATAAGCGCCAATTACTTGATATGTGTGGTTAGTCATCAACATGGGAATCTTAGCCTTACCAAGTTTCAGAGTCAATACACGGAATGTTGCCTTGGTCTGTTGTGCCTTGGTCATGTCACGAACATTCTTGCCTTCAGCAGAGTCGTTCATTTCTTTTTCGGTAGACAACATACCAAGAGAATCAAGAACGAACAGAACTGGCTTACGATCTTCTTCCGGCTGTTCAAGAATGTCATTCACAATCTTCAGAGATTGTGTCTTGAACTCCTCAATAGTGGCTACAGGAACAACAGCGACTCTTTCTGTATCAATACCACGCTGCTTAAACATATCGGTTGTTACAGCCTGCTCAGTATCAAAATAGACAACGACACCATCTTTGTTGTCCTTCAAGAACTGAGAAGCAATTCCAATTGCATAGAATGTCTTGCCGGTTGCTGGATCTCCAGCCAAACAAGAGATCTTATTGTTTGGAAGACCACCATAGATTGTTCCTGAGAGAAGTGCATTTAATACATAAGATCCGGTGTCAATAAAGCCAGTGACATCTGAACCCTCCAGTCCCTCTTCAACAATCTTTGCGTCCGGGTTATTTATTTTTCCGATTAGACTTTTTAGATACTTTGACATTATTTTCCTTTACATACAAAATACAACCAGCGACACCTTCTGGAGTGTCATGCATAACTTTGATAGATTCGATGATTACATCATCTTCAACATCAAGTAGTCGGTCACCAACGATAAAGCATGGCCCACCTTCAAAATCAAATAGACCATCGCCAAAGCGAGAATACATTGACCTGCCTTCGACTTTGTAAGATCCGTCTTCAAGAAGTGTGATAATTCTTTCATCACCATATCTAGATTTAACTTTTTTTACCATATCTTAACATTCCTCCATCATAGCACGCATGGTTTCAAGTTCTTTCTTGAGTTCTTCCAACTCTTCAGTCAATTCAGCAATCTTTGCATCTTTCTCCTTTAAGGAGTCCTTTATTGCTTGAGGAATCACAGGAGTTGAGTGTGTAGGCACAGCAAAAGGATTGTCGCTGAGATAATACTCTTTTTTAATTTTTGGTGTTTGATATTTTTTATAGATTTTATCCATTGCTTTTCTATATTTTACATCATACGAAGAAAGATTCAAGTGAGACTTCTGCATTTAGTTTCCAATTTATTGCTTGCAAGATATTATCCAAAGGTTCTTTGAATGTTTTCTCAAATTGCTTCTTGCGATCAATATACTTCTCAAGATTAAATTCCTTGGGAGGACTGTTGATGAAACCCATCACAGCATCTTTGCCAGCCATTCCGTATGGATTTGGAACCTTGACGAAAACAAACTTCATCTTGTCGTTTTCCTTGATTGCTGCGTACTGCTTGTCAATCCCAATCTTCTTGCTATAATTGTTGTAAAGCAATGCTGCCTTGGTTGCGATTGGAGTTCCAGTCTGGTAAATCTTTGTATTGTCAGAATACTTATTGATTCCCTTGACTCCCCGAGGAGCTGCGACATCAGATATAGGAAGCACCATAAATTCATCATAGAATTCATTCACATATTGTCGCAGCTCCTCCGGGGTTTTTGTCAAGATGATCTTAATACAGTCTTTTAGTTTCTTTCTAACGATTGCTGGCGTGCTGCTTCGTGCAGTTTCCAGACCCATGATCTTCAGTTTGGGTTCTTCAAAGCGAATACCTTCAAGATCTTGCACAAGCAAGGCATAACGCTTCTTGGCAATAAACATGCCAGCGGAAGCAATGGCTTCACGCTTGAAGAAGATCTTGTTCTCAGAACAATTCAATGTCTTTGTAAGAAGATCCATTTCCTTCTTTAGTTCCGGTTGAATCTTCTGCTCACAGATCTTGTCAACAAAATCTGTAATGTCAGTAATTTTGGTCTTTTGCTGAATTTGTGTAATGATATCATCAAGATTCAGATAGACAGAATCCGTATCAACGGCAAGAACATAATCCTTGTCATTGTCCTTTGTGATATGTCGAATGTAGCCATTCATGCAGTTTTCTGCAGTACGAATAATAACTTGTCCGGTAACTGTAACGGCTGTAGCCAATTCAGGTGACGAATAGATGAATGCTGGATTTCCCAAGCAACCGTAAAGACTGTTTGCCAAAATCTTCTTGACTGACTGCCGAATCTTCAATGCAGCAATTCGTGGAAGAAGATTTACATCCTTGGAATGCTCGTATTCCTTCTCCAACTCCAACATCTTGTTCTTGGCTTCCTTTCTCTGATTGAATGTGCGTTCAATCAAAATAGGGATGAATCCACGAATGTTATTCGTAAACATGGATCCATTGCAGGACAGACAAGCGTTTTGGTCGGAGGCTTGTTTTACAAGGTTTGGAATATCTTTTCTTTTGCTTCTCAAGAAATCGTCTGCACTTAGAGATGCATCTTTCTTAATGCAAGTCTCGGGAGAAATATTCCATCCCATTATGATGCTTGGATACAGGCTTGTAGCATCGAAGCTGACTACATTTTTGTACAAACCTGGTGCAACATCCTTTACATATGCACCGACAAACTGGTCATCTTTGGCATACGAAGTTTGTATTGGTGGGATGATATCCTTGCGAAGAAGATAATCACAGCAGATCGTTCCCCAGATTCTTGTGGCAAAGAATACAACATCAAACGGAATCTTGGCTTCATATGCAATCGAAACAGCCAAGTCAATCAGTCTAAGTTTGTTGTCTAGTTTTTCAACGAGTTCAACATCTTGAATGTTGTATTCTGCAAATCTCTGGAAGTCCTTGGTGTAAAACTCACGCAATGAGCCATACTCCGCGTAATCCAGTTTCTGTTCATCCAACTCTGCCTTGGCAATAAAGTTTAGGGCATAACTCTCTTGGCTTGTTCCAGAGAACTTCTTGTAGAGATCCATGTAGTCAAGCGTGGTATATCCCGGAAACTCAAACAATCTGTAATCAGTTCCACCAATATTTGTCTCACGCTCTTTCATGAGATTGAAAGGAAGCCAAGACTGAATCTCCTTGTCATCGAAGAACAACCGAGCCCTGCCAATGATGTAAGGAATATCAAAGAGTTTGACATTCCACCCTGTAAGTACATCAATGTCTTCCTTTCGAAGCAATTCAAAGAACTTTTGAATAAGTTCCTTCTCGGAAGAAACTAGAATAAGTTTGCAGTTGAGGATGGAGACTTGCTTCTCAGTAATAGCATAGTTGACACCAGAGATTCTAACACCAATGATATTAATCTTCTCGTTTGGGTTGCGAAGATCCGGAAATCCTCCCTCTGTCTCTGTCTCAATGTCAAAGTAGGCTATCTTGATTTGGGAAAGATCGTATACCACCTCACTCTCGTAAGTCTCCAAGAGATATTGAGTGACGAAATCAGTATTTCCGTAAATTGGCGAATCATTCAAGTCCTCATATTGCTTCAAGAACTCCCTGCAGTCATAGAGGGTGTCAAAGACCATTCTCTTGACACCAATGCCATTGAGAGTCTTGTACTTGGTTTCCTTGTCAGATTTGATGAACAAAGATGGCTTAAAGGAAACGGAGTCGGTAAACCGAACTCCGTTCTTATAACCCCTTACAAGAATCTTGTTGCCCTTGATTGCGCAGGCAGTATAAAATTTCATTGTGGCTTGTTTGTTTCCCTGTCCTTGAGTAGACCAGCAAGTATGACACTATAGTTAATCATGTCAACAATTGCGTCATAAACACTCTCATTTTCCAAAGAGAGTTGGCCACGGTTCAAGAATGTGGAAATTCTGGACATCTTATCCGTCATCCGAATCAAAACGCCCATTTCAGCCGTGCTGAAACCCAAAAACTCGGCGCGTCGAAAATTCATGAAAGGGTCGGTACTGCAGGCATAATCTGCATTCTTTTTCTTCATTAATTCTTTGGCACCAGTGCAAATTTCTTCGTGTAATCGAAATAGTTCTTCTCTTGTCATATGCCTTAGTATAGCACCACAAGCCATGGTGTCAAGAATATAAATATTAAAGTCATCCCGGAGTTTCATTAAGATGTACCTAATTTCCCTAATAGACCCTACCAAATTTCTTGAAGCCACAACATTAGTAGTCGCAGGAACCCTAGGGGTAATTTGGGGAATTGTAAAATTTTGGCAAGGAAAAAAGAAAGACGATAATTTTATAGAAGTTCATACAGAAATTCATGAACTTCTCACGGAACTTAGAGTTAAAAATAGTGCCATGAGAGCTAGTATAATTCAGTTCCATAATGGTGAGTATACAATGGATGGAATTTCAATGCGTAAATTCTCCGTTACTCACGAATCAACGCACAAGGGATATACATCACAAGTAATGAAACTCAAAGGGACACTTTGTTCGATGTATATTCCCTTATTGACAAAAATTGTGGAAAACAAAAGCACCATCCATCATACAAACATGCTTCCCCACAGTTATGTGAAGGGCTTTTTTGAAGACGAAAATGTATCTCAATATTCATGTTTACCATTGAAAAATAAGGGTGCGAACGTAGGTTTTATCTTAGTTCAATGGCATCACGATTTTGAAATACCAAGTGAAGCACAAGAAGAAGCCATGAATATTTTTGAAAATCTTCGTGATTCTATAGCGATACAACTTTCACAACAAAAGAATTGAGGAATTTATGCCAACAGAATTGATATCATTATTGGGTGGAGGGGTCACAGGATTTCTATTCCGCTACTGGGCTCAACAGGCCCAAGACCGCAAAGAAATGTTTGAAATGGCTATGGGAGCCAATAAGCAAACTACAGATAACCAAGACAAAGCTGCTCAAAGAGTTCCACTTGATATGGGCAAAAATGTTAGACGAATAATTGTTCTTGCCTGCTTGTTTGCCGTAGTTGCAGCACCATTTGTTCTTCCTTTCTTTGGAATTTCAACATTTGCTGAATTTACTCAAACACAGCCTTCAAGTTTCTTCGGAATGATCCCAGAGACAACCAAAAAGTATTTTGTAGAAATTCCAGGATATTTGTTTGCTGAAGAGAATCGCCAAGTTCTCTTGGCAGTCGTAGGATTCTACTTTGGCACAGCAGCAGGAGGAAATAAGTCATGAAATATCTTCTACCACTCTTATTACTCGCTTCCTGCACCACACCTGAAATTATTTCTCCTTTAGACAAAAAAGGGAATCCTATCCATAGCGTTTTGAAAGAACCCTTCTTTGGGAGTCCTACTCAGGCTTCTGAATGGTCTTTTTGGTACGTAATAATTTGCATGATTACTCTATGGGTTATTTGGAAAGAAGTTAGAAAATTTTTAGTCAAAACACCACCCAAATCAGAAGATAAATAATCCTATAGAGGAATCAAATGGGCGTAAAGAAGATAATGGACACATTTTTTGCCAGCATGCAGGAACAAACCATGGCTGGCTACGGTGGAAAACTCGTAAATACACCGATGGGACCATTCCGATGGAATGATACCATGCAACTTTGGGAGAATGTGAACAACGGAATGGTGATGAACAACATCTCATTCCAAGATTCCATTATGATGCTTGATTATTCATCCACAGATGGTGGTTTTGATATTCGCAACATTCCTGTTGTTCCCGGTGGCGATCCAACTCTTGTTCTTTATTTAAATTTTGCAGCCAGTACCATTGGTCCTGTTACATATAGTCGTGGTGGAACTGCATCTTTTATAAACTCCAATAGACAAATTGGCTTTGCAAATCCAAATACTCCGCGTTTTAGTTATTATCCTACAGGAACAACTGTTGGTTTATTGATTGAAGATTCTTCAACTAATCTTCTTTTACGTGGTGAATGTTTTAGTTCGTCTTGGCAAGCCTCTCCAACAATAGATGATGATGGAGATCCTTTTACTCCAGCAGTTCCTACCATTGCACTTTCCAGTGGAGTATTGTATGGAAATGATCCACAGGGAACTAAATCTGCAACAATTTTAATGCCAAGAGGCAATTGTGCAGAAGCACGACATTATATTAACACCACATATAGCATAACACCCGTTGCTGGGTCAACATATACGGCTTCCGTATGGATTAAAGGATTTGGAACTACCTTTAATAGATATTTTGGTATTGTAGCAGACAACAATCAAGCAAGAGCCTATTTTGATATTCAAACACAAACTTCAACCTCTGTTAATACTGGAAATGTCTTCGGTCCTGCATATTCAAAATTAACTGCATATGATAATAATTGGTATAGAGCAGAAATGGTGTGGGGTGCAACATCTGGAATCTTTAGTATTTGGCTGGTTCCTTTAACATCATATGCAGACCCAATTCAAACATATGCAGCATCGGATGCTAACACTTCTGGTATGTTGGTATGGGGTGCTCAATTAGAACAAAATACCTCGGCATCATCTTATATTCGAACAACTGGAGCTACGGCCACAAGAGGAAACGATTTAGCACATCTTGTTGGGACTGGATTTACATGGTTCAATGGAAATTGTGGTACCTTTGTATTTGAATTTGACAAGAAAACTGTAGGTCATACTGCGGACAACATTAAAGCAAGAACCGTAATGGGAATGAATTATGATTCTTCAAATAATTATGGGATTGCTCTAGATTATATAATTGGTTCTACTGTTGCAAGCATCCGTACTGCAAATGGATATATGTCGTTAAACAACAGTGGTCTTACAAATGGAATGAATAAAGTTTCATTCAGTTATAATAATAATGGTTCAAAGATGGAAGTAGTATCTAGTGTGAATGGAAGCACAACCCAATCTCAGTCTCCGGATCTAGGTGATTTTAATATTTCTGGTGCCACATTCATGACTCTTGGCTATAAGCAAGCTCTCGTAGGAACAACAGCCTACGATTATCTTGACACAACAATAAGAAGTGTTCAATACTGGAATAAAGCCCTATCTGGAGCTTCCTTGCAGCAACTTTCCAGTTAATTCTTTCCGGTACTTCCAAATCCACCGACACGATTTGATTTTTGTGTAGGTTGCTCCCAAGTCTCTTCAATATCAAATTGCTCATATCGTACCAATTCACCCTGAGCAATCCTATCTCCATGGTACACTTTCATAATTTCATCTGAACTATTGAGAACAATTATCTGTGTTTCTTGGACATAATCCTCGTCAATAACACCTTCACAATTAGCAAGAACCAAACCGTACTTCAAGGCAATTCCAGATCTTGGATGAATGCGCATGGAATATCCTTCAGGAAGATCAAAGATCAATCCAGTACGAATCATGGCTCTTTCGTTTGGTGCGATGGAAATATAAGACTTTCCATTTGAACCATCATGCTCAACTCTGAATTCTCTTTGAGTCTTTCCAGCCCATATGTTTACCTTTGAGTTGGTTGGAAGATACGCTGCGAGATCAAAGCAGGCAGCTTTACGGGTTTGATAATTGGGAATCTGTGCGTCTGGTTCTATTTTGAATACTTTGAGACTCATGATTTAAATATACACAAAATTAAATATATGTCAAGTAACTTCAAGAACCGAAACAAATGCATTTAAATAATTTGAATTTGCTGCAAATACTCTTAATGAATTATTTGCTTCTAAAACTATAGGAGAATCCAAAGCTTGTAAAGTAGTATTTAATGGAATTGGAGCATTAAAAACAATATCGTAAGCAGTAGAACCTTTGACCACTTCAAGAGTTATTGCACTTCCACCAGAAGTACTTGTATTTGCAAAATATGCGCTATTCACTATGGCAACACCCGAACAAACACCAGAATAAATTGTAGTAGCTCCAGTGGTTCCCAAAATTGTTCCAAAACTTTTATATGTTTCTGGCATATTTAATTTCCTATATTATTAGTTAGATCGAATGGATTTTTGATAATCGGTTTGGGTGGTAAATTAAAAAATTGTCTGGCTTCATCTTCTGATTCAAACCAATACCATCCATGAACTGGATATGAATATGTTTCTTTTTGTTCTTTATAAAGATTGTAAGATCCAGAAAGAACATAATTTGGACCATATAAAAGGTCACCAAAATCATTTTTATAAAAACCAGATGTATTATCCATATTATTATCCTGTTACAGTCCAACCCTTTTCTATTGCTATGTTTGGATTGTCTGATGCAGCACCCCAATTCCCCGTTACCGTTATTGTTTTTGCTCCTGCACCAGACGCACCAACAACTGCAAGACTTCTATAAAGATCATTAAGGGCTGTTGGTCCCAAAATACAATTGGTGATATTCAAATTTTGAGATACACCTGTTAAACCTATGGTTCTCATACTTCTTGTGTCAGTGAACATATTAGAAAAAACATTTGCATATGATGCCCCAGTTAAAGCAGAAGCATCAATTAATCCCACAGATCCTAAATTATAATTAAAATTAAAACAAGCTTCAAATGCATTTGTTGCATAAGATGCACCAGTAACAGCGATAGGGATTTCAAATTTTTCTATTGTAGTTAAACTTTGATTAACCGAAAACATATTAAAAAAATTTAATCCTTTTGCTGCACACAAACCTCTAACTTTTTGTATTCCAGAAGAAGAAAATAAATAACTAAAGTCTAAGCCATTTTGGGTTGTAGTGAAATCAACTTCCTCTACGCTAGAGTTACCAAACATTCCAGCAAAGGTTATTCCAGAAATGCAATTTAATTTTACTGGGTTGCCTCTTAAATTGCATTTAAAAAACATAGATGTAAAATTAGTGCCCTTTGAGACATCTATTTCTGGAAGAGACTGCAAAAAAGCATCATAAAACATCAAACTAAAATTTGTTCCATTTGAAGTATCAATGCGAGGAATTGTTACCAATGAATCACAATCCTGAAACATCAATGAAAAATTTGTACACTTGCTTGTATTATACAGAGGTATGCTTTCTAAGGCAAAACATTGTCTAAACATTCCGGAAACATTTGTGGCATTACCTAAATCCCAATTAGGCCCTTGTTTTAAACTAATACAACCTTCAAAACAACCACTAAAAGTATCTAATTTAGAAGTATTCATCCAAGGAACAAATCGTAATCCACTACATCCATAAAACATTTGTCCAACACCAAATCCAGATGCAGCACTTGATAAATCAAAAGAAGGAATGGTTGTTAGATTTGGAGTTTGATTAAAACATAAATCAAATCTTGTAGCCTTTCCCGTATAATATTGAACTATTTTTCTTAAAGAAGCAAGACTATTAAAATGTGCATACATTGAAGTAATATTATTCAATCCTACAAATTCAATTTGTTCAAGTAAATTTCCTCTCCAAGACATGGAACTTATATTTGATCCAGCAACCACACAATTCAACCAGCCCTTTGTTGAATTAGCATTCAAATTTGCTTGACTGTGATTTTGATTTAAATTCACTCCAGTTAAATTTCCAGTGATTGGAGTAATGGTTATTAATAAAGTTTTATAATCATAATAAACTTCCGAAGTTAATCCAGCATAAGTTGTTGGTGTGTATTGTTTTTCTGCTTTTACGTTTGAACCAAACGATCCTGTTGTCCCATCACCCCAATTAACTAAATAATTTCCAGTAGATGTTGTGGCACTTAAAGCAACAAAGTTAGAAAAATCATTCCAAACAGCATGAACTCCAACAAATTTTTGATCTCCACCCGTCAATGATGGTAAAGAAACCCACTCTTTGGGGGGTGTATATAAATTTGGATACTCATCCGATAGCATTTGTGCTTCTAAAGTTTTGTTATATTGATTATTTGAATTTATAACTCCACTATAAGTTTGATACTTAAAATTACTTCCAATATATCCTTTAGAAGATTTAAATAATCTGTTCTTCATAAGAACCAATGCCTCGTTATACTTGTTCCAGTTACATCACCCGTAAGACCATTAAAAGTTGAAACATATGCAGTTATGCTGCTTCCAGAAGCCGTGGAAGCAATCGTAAGAGTATTTCCGGAAGGAGTTATGGTTATATTGCTGCCTTGAGCGAGACCAACATTTCCACTCAAACCATTCAAAGTTATTACATAACTTCCAACTGGTCCAGTAATGCCTTGTGGTCCAGTTGCTCCAGTTGCACCAGTGGGACCAGTGGGACCCTGAATGCCTTGGATGCCTTGAGCACCAGTGGGACCAGTTGCACCAGTAGCACCACGAAGACCAGTTGCACCAGTGGGACCCTGAATGCCTTGGATGCCTTGAGCACCAGTGGGACCAGTGGGACCCTGAATGCCTTGGATGCCTTGGGCACCAGTGGGACCAGTGGGTCCTTGAACACCTTGAGTTCCTTGAGCACCAGTGGGACCAGTGGGACCCTGAATGCCTTGGATGCCTTGAGCACCAGTGGGACCAGTTGCACCAGTAGCACCACGAAGACCAGTTGCACCAGTGGGACCCTGAATGCCTTGGATGCCTTGAG